TAATTCTTCTGGACTAAACTTCGTCATAAAACATTTTCACCAATTTGTCTTCCATTAAATATGCTTCTTTCTCCCATGGAGTCTTTCTGTATGGTGCTACAACTTTAACACCTTTCCATTTTTCGGTTGATGGGCTTAATTGACCTTTAATAAATTGTTTAGCATGCACTAATTCATGAGCTATATTTAGTAATAAATTTCTTAAATCAAAATAATTCCCATCTTCATCGTATTTTGATATAGTAATAGTAGCCTCATTTCGATCACCTAGGCATTCACCATAGTTCTCCATGTTTCTCACAAACTCTACGGTAATGGAAATGTTCCTCTTATATGGATATGGTAGTAGGTAATCTAGGCACAGAGCAATAAATCTCTCGATAACAGATCTGTTTTTAATTGGTCCATAAGTATGAAACTCAATCATTATTTTCAGCCTCGTATTGATCTCTGTATCGGATAAATTCACCTATCCATTTATCTCTATTAGTCTTGAATACTTGTACTTCACCTGTTGAGCATGCTACTATTGTAACTAATTGACTGACTGGTATATTTGTGTTCTCTTCAAACATTACAGCATAAGCTGACTCTTGCATAAAGTAGCCTGTAACCCATTCTTCTTTTTTAGGTTTACTAGATGTCTTCCAATCAATGATAGATATTTTACCATCATAATCAGCTATTAAATCGACTGTACCAGCACATCTCAAATAGTCAGACATCATCTGACCTTCAATAGTTCTTATGTTATCTATATGCTCATCTGCTTGAGCTTTGAACATCTTAAAAAGCTCATACTCATTTGGCATTGACTCTGGCAAGAGATCTGATACCAGATAATGTTCAATTAGAGCATGAGCTTTCGTACCTTGTCTAGTCGCTTTAGTAGTTATTCTATTAGCTTCTGCTTCACCTACTCTAGCTCTCCATTCTTGGATAGATTTTCTAGACTTGAGCGACGTTATCGATGTTACTGATGGATACGCTCTTGAGATGTCCCCTTCTCTGTGATAATGCCTTTTTCCGTTGATAGTAGTTCTCTTGAGTTGAGGAAACTCCACGATATTCTGGATGAATGTTTTCTGATCTAACATATTCTCTCGCAATTATATATTCTTTCACAAATCCAGATCTGACTATATCCTCTTTGTGGAACTCTATAGCTGAAACACTTTTCATTTTCATAAGTATCTCTGCTATGTGTCTGAATCCTGATTCTTCTTTCCATAAGTCTGATTGTCTTAAGTCTCCACATAATATAAGTCTTGAGTTGTCACCCAATCTAGTAATAACTGAGTTAAGCTCATGATCTGATAAGTTTTGACATTAATCTACTAATACTATGCAATTATCTAAAGTTATACCTCTTACAAAAGATGTGGTCATAAACTCGACCATCATCTTTTTCTTTAATAACTCGTATGCATCCCCCCTATTGAATAATTTACCGAAAACTTCATGGTATGGCAATTCATACACTGATGATTTATCATCGAGCTTACCTGGTAAGAATCCAACCTCTCTTGATGGTACTGCTGATCGTATGATAACAAGCTTATTGTATACTTCATCAAGTATATCACACACTGCAAGATATGATGATAAGAACGTTTTACCCGTTCCAGCATATCCGTATAAAAATAAATGTTGTCCTTTTTCATATTGATCAAATACTTCATTCTGTGTGTCTGTTAAAGGTTGAACCTCTCTTGGTAAAAATTTGTTTGTAAATCTATCATTATAATCCATCACTCCTTGCATAGCCAGCCTTTTTCTTTGTTTTCTGGTAAGTTTTGACATTTGTATCCTTAATCATTTGCCACCTCTAAATCCATATTTTTGGGCTATATTATCAGTTTTAACTCTTTTAGAAGTTCTAGAATTGTATTTCTTATCTACTGCAGAGCCAGGATTAGCGTCACCTATCCTTTTCATCATGTCGTTGAATCCGCCATCTTTATTATTATGAACAGAAACAGTGCCCCCAATAATATTTGGTGCTGTGACAATTTGTTTTATATTTGGGTTTTCGTTAAGATATGATTCACGGCCTGATATAGAGAGTATCTTATCAAATACTTCTCCAGTATCATTGTTAATGAATGAATATGTAGGCATTAAGAATTACCTCGCATATTTCTATTTAGCTTACTGCAGTCTAACATACTCTAAATGTGTCCACATTTCTTGTTTTTTATCTAAATCTGTCCATATAAAATCTTGTTTATCATGAGGACATCTATAACCATAACCTTTTTCTTCCAACTCAATCATTAGATTATGAAATCGTTTTACTTCTTCCATCCTATTCTTTTCATTAGGATCAACAACATCATCACATGTTCTGATAAACCAAAACATTTCTGAATAATCATATTTCATATTAAATCTTAGAAAGGAGTAATCTACTCCATGATAGCCTACAAATGCTTGATCGTATCCTCCTCTTGACCAAAATTCAGGTTTAGATACGAGATAAGAATTACGTCCAACTTTAGGTCCAAAATTACCTGGAAAATAAACAAATTCGTTATCTAAAAATACAACATTGCGTTGCACTCTATGTAAGCATCTTGCTGATATAACCCAATCACTGTCTAACAAGAAATTCCATTTGTTAGTGGTATCTCTCATTAGACAATTTTTGGCCCCCTCATTGTTCCAGCCATGGTCTTTTTCAATTCTTAAGACTGTCCAATGTTTAGGTACGTTAATTTCGGTAATAGGGATAGTTTGTGATCCATCATCAATAACGGTATAGTCCCATAATCTTCCGTCTGGATCTATTTTATTATACCAGTCAAATATTCTACCCATGATGTCTGGGCTATTGTAATAAGTATAATTTAATCTGATTCTTGTTTCATGAACATTTGAAAACCATCCAGATAATGTCTTGCCATGATCTTTTATTCCAGTATAGTTATCAAAATATGATGTATCACTCATTAGGCAGTAAGTCTGGGAAAGCCTCCTTTACAACCTTTTCAGTTAATCCTTTAACTGGTGGTTTCTTTTGAATCATATTAAGTAGTATCTTTGCATCTTCTGGATGGACTGTCTCTAACATCTCAATAAAAAGCAATTCTCTTTTAGATTGATTAGCAACTGGACGTCCCCCTTCAATAAAGATATCAAACTTTCTTGCTTGTGAATGTAACACTGTTTCTACCTGAGCACCATCAGTTTCAGAATATGGTGGTATAGAATCAGGTAATAAAAATTTAATTGCTGGATGAAAACATCCTTGTAATACAGATCTGCATGCAAAATTATTAGCATGCTCTTTTAGATAATCAGCTTTAGCTTTTAAACTTTTTAGCTTTGCTGCTTCTTTGAATATTTCAAATACACCTTTAGTCATCTCAAAATTCTCCAATATGTTCGACAAGATTTTTTAATCTTTTTTCAATGAAATAGTTAAACAATTTATCTCTGCTGTTGCCAGGCTCTTCAAATTGTTCTAGAATATTTAGCTTTATCTCATCAGGTGTTTGAGATAGATCTACTAACTGCTTGTTACGCATATAATTACGCTTAAGCTCTTCATCAGGCAAATTATCAATAGTTTTACCATTAACAACTAGAACACTTTCCATAAACTTTTTACGTAGAGGTTTCTGCCTACCGTTTATTAAACAATCATCTTTAGATAGAATATTAGGTATACCATCACCTCTATCACCTTTTAGAATATGCTCTTCTAAAAATAAATCAGGCTGAGAATTTTTAATCCAAGTTTTTCTAACTGGATCATATTGCTTAACATTAACATAGTTTTGAAGCTGAACATAATCTTTATCACCAGACAAAATTAAAATCTGACTACACCCTTCATAAAACAATTGAACTCCATGAGCATGGCAAATTGTACCAATAACATCATCTGCTTCTGCTCCATCAACTTGAATAAATTGATATGGAAATATATCTCTTAATTCTTCTTTAATCTTGTTAAGTGATGTCCAAATAGTATTCCAATCTAAACCAGACTGATCTCGCCATGCTTTTCTATGTGCTTTATAGTAGGGGAATATATCTCTTCGCCAATAGTGCTTATCATCAGAAGCTATGATCAACTCACCAAATTCATCATAAAATTTTTGTCTATAGCCTCTGATGGCATTTAGCACCATATGACGTAATAAGTCTTCTTGTACTTCAACATTTTTAGCATTGCCTATCTGAACCATAAGGTTAGATATCATTGTTTGGTTTAGGTCAACTATAATCATAATGTATTATTATATGAACTTTTTAACTTGAGTTCAACTAGTCAAGATGAAATTTAATTTCGTGCCCTTCTTGATTAACCATTTTCTCAAATTGTATTTCATGCAAAGTATGCTCTTTATTATATAATCTGTAGATGGCTGACTTAATTGATTCATGAATCAAAAGTAAGTCTAATTGGTTAAGCTTATCATATGGATTGTATGGTAGTCTAGATGTGTCTAATTGATTGAATACATTTAAAGAAATGTCCAAGGTAGTGTCAATGATATGATCATGTAATAACTCTTCCTTGGACTTTTGTGGTATGTCTTCTAGTTTAACACCTGGAAATGGTATAATTTTTGCCATACCATTATTTAGGCTCACTATTAACCCTTTCTTCCAGCGTGAGGGTATGGCTTAAGACCGTATGCAGCTCTTTCAGCATCATCGTCATCAATAGTCCATTCCTTTCGTACGTCTGGATACCAGACACCTAACTGACGTTTAGGTCTACCATCTGGATAATAGGCCATTGATATGCATTTAAACTTAGTCTTATGTTGCATACTACCACCTTGAAATTTGCTAGTATACGAACCAGTTCTAAGATAAGAATCAAGCTGTGTTTTATACCCTTGATACATTTGCAATTTAGCCAATGCTTTTTTATCACCAGCTTTCCATGCATGTCGCCATCCTGAAATATGCTCTTTGACTTCTTTAATCCAATTTCTAACAGTTTTAAGTGAAAGAGGATCATCGTCTGGAAGATTCACAACATATTCAGAGTACATTTCATACTTGGGAGGGCCAGACTTTGCAGCTTTTGCAGCTCTAGCCTTTTCAAGTCGTTCAATTAATACAGCTTTATCCACCATACTTATTATCCAAAGCATCTACCATGCTTTCGATCCTGTCTATAATTCGCTTTTGCTCGAGAACAATCTCTTGCTGTTCTTTTATGATTTTTTCTAAATCATCAATTTTATTTAATAATTCGTCCATAAAGACCTCCTAATAATTCTTATTATAAGAACTTTTGAGGTCAGAATCAACTCTTGTCAAGCAACGATTCAAGCAATCCTTTCCATTCTACTTGTCTAGACGCCCAAGAATAAAATGAATCAGCATATACTTTTTGCATATTTAATCTTTGATCAAGCATAGCTTTCTTTTCTGGTTTCTGAAATAATTCTATTGCTTCTATCAAACATTGACCAAATGCATTGGCATGTTGTTGAGGGTCTTCATTAAATTGATACATGTATGTCCAATTAGATGCTGTTTCAGGTAATGCTCCTAAATTAGAATGAACACACATTAACCCAGCTGACATAGCTTCCATTAGAGCTATACATGATGTTTCTTGCCATATAGAAGGGTAGGCAAATATATGAGCATTTTTAAGAGCTTCTCTTACTTCTTTATTTGGTACAAAACCATGATTAGTCATCTTAGGATGATCATCTATCATCTTAAACAATTCTTTATAAGGCTCATCTCTTTCTGGCCAGCCATATGCGTTAAATGATGAATAAACATCTAAATGAACATTATCATACATTTTAGATATCTGATCAAAGACAGGTACTAATAATTCTAAACCTCTATGAGGGGTAGTATGATATATTATATTAAGTTGCTCCTTACTATCTGGCTTGTCATGTTCACCAATAGGGTCAATTGCATTTTTTAATACGACAGATTTAGAATATGGTACACCAAGATAAGAAGCATATTGTTGCATCTGCCAATTTGATACCATAACTAGTTTATCAAACTTATCCCATCCTCCATCTTTCAGATGAGCTGATTCTGGATCTAAAGGTAAGTCATGTAACCATAATACTTTCTTTTTATCTTCTTTAAGCTCTCTTACTCTGGAACATATTATTTGAAAATTACTAAGTAATTCTTCTGGAAGTCTCTCATGTAATCCAAACTTCATTAACTCAGTACCACCCTGAGAGTTTCTATCCACCTCGTTTGTTTCTATTTTATCATCTACTATTTTAACTTCCATTTTTTACCCTTTCGCTTATACTCCATTTCCATAGATCATCATACCCACCTATAGGTTGACCATCAATTTTAATTTGAGGAAAAGTTTTAGCACTAGGAAATTCCTCAAATAATTCTTCTCTAGTAAAATCAGTATCTAATTGCTTATATACAAAATCTAAACCATCTCTTTCACATAACTGTTTTGCTTTGTCACAAAAAGGACATTGCGTTTTACCATATATTTCAATCATCTTGTTCTCCAAAATTAAAAAAATCAAATCCAATTGTAAAAAAATCGTCTTTACTGTTTACGTATCTAACATCAAAGCATTTGTTCATATAATCTTTTACATATTGAGTTTCTATGTTAGATAATTCTTGTGGGTAAATAAAATCATCTTCTATGATTAATATTTTATCAAAACCTCTTACCTGCATCTCAGCTAATATGTTATATGTGACAAAATTAATGCCTATAACATCATAATTTTTATAGATATTTTCTTGTATTGATGCATTAAGTTCTTTTCTTGGAGCATCTACAACAAACTGACCGTAATCAATATATTCCATTTTACTCAAATCGAGTATCTTTTCATATGGTTGAATAGCTGCTTTTTTATTTAAAAGCAAAGCTGCCATATCTATAAAATTAACTGCTTCTTTATTCGTTGGACTGTATTTGACCGCTACTTTCATCATGCATTTTCACAAAAAATTCTGCATCGATAACAACTAATGGTTTAACCCCATTACGTTTAATTACCAATATAGGTTCATAATTACCACAATTAGACTTTGACTGCTCATATGCTTTCCATACATTTAATGCTTCCTGGTTTTTACACTCTACACTATACGGAAATTTTTCTCTAGCTGCTCTAGCCATAATTAAATCTTCACCAGATGCACCCATAGATCTCGATTCTATATCTTCTGGATGCACATCTAATTCTTCTATAAGAAGATCTCTAACCCATTGTTGTAGTCTTCTTCCTTTTGCTTTTGCTGAACTAGTCTTCATCATCTATATCATCATAAAAATATTCATCAACATCATTCTTACAAAATGGACACACTTTAGGGACTAATTCCTCTTCGTGGTCTTCTATTTCTGTTTTAGGTACAATTTCATATTCCATTAAACATTCTTCGCACCAAACAATTGCTTTTACTCTACTCATAGTTTAAATCCTTTGAAAGTTTCTTCTGATACATCTTGTTTAACCCCACCAACAACATAACTACTTATTTCTGTCTCTTGAGGAGCTACTTGAACATCTCCTCCAGATATCCATTTTTGAGTCCAGGGTAATGGATTAGTACCCCCTTTAAAATTATGATGTAAACCAATAGCTGAACATCTTTTAGCTGCTATCCATTCAACATAATCTTTTAATACATTAGCATTTAGACCAATCATTGAACCATCTTTAAATAGATAATCAGCCCAAGCTTTTTCTTGTTCAACCACTTCTTGGAAAATATTTAGCACATCTTGCTCACACTCTTTTTGCAACTGAGCATAATATGGATCGTCTTTAGGTAATAATTTAATAAGAGATGTTGTTGATCCTAAATGAACATTTTCATCTCTTGCAATAAATTTAATAATCTTAGCATTACCTTCCATTTTTTTCAATTCTGCAAACGCCCAACTGCAGGCGAAGCTTACATAAAAACGAACACCTTCTAGGGCGTTTACTGCGTTAAGACACAACCATAATGATTTTTTATGAGCATATGATCCATATCCTTCTCTTATATTATTTCTATCAATAAGATCATCATAGTACTTAGATATAGAATGTGAACAATCAACAATCTCTTTTATGCTTAATAGATCATCAAACACTTTAGACGGATTAGAATAGATATTTCTTATAATATGTGTGTAAGATCTAGAATGGATAGTTTCAAAGAAAGACCATGTTTCAATCCAAGTCTCTAATTCTGGTATAGATACGATAGGTAACAATGCTAGGTTAGGTGCTCTTCCTTGAACACTATCCAATAAAATTTGTCTTTTTAAGTTAGAAGTAAATATGTGCTTTTCTTGCTTAGATAAGTCTTTAAAGTCTTTTGCATCTCTTAATATATCAACCTCTTCTGGTCGCCAAAAGAAACCTAACTGCTTATCAGTAAATTTATCTATGTTAGGATATTTTACATCTTCATATCTGGCAATGTCAACTCCACCATCAAAAAACATTTTTCTCTTTTTTATATCTCTATTGTTTATACTAAAAACTGACATTGTGCTCCTGTAGCTAAAGGGTTAATATTTTCATTAAATTCTGCTTCTTTTATAAATCGATTAAAAGGGCCTCTACCCCCTGGCATCATAGTCCAATTATTACCTTGTCTTAATATGTTACTAAATTTTATTTCATCGTCTAAATATGCATACCATCCAAACTTTTCTTTCATATCTTGTTTATTTTCTTTTTGTTCTGTTTTCTTTAATACACTAAGCTTATATGGTACGTGGTTTATTAAATCTATTTTAGTTAAATCTGTATAACCAATCGTTTGTAAATCATTTACTTCTAATGATGTATCTATCCAGGCTTCATATTTAGAATTTGTTTCTGTCCAATCTTCTACTTTTTCTGAATATAATGTTAAAAATTCTTTCATTGATTCTGGAAAATCATTTAAATCATGCTCGATATGATAATTACTATATTTTATCCATTCTGCTTTAAATTGCACCCATTCTATTTTTTTAGGTGTAACTTTATCTAGCATACCTTGTTTGTGTATATTTCTAGATATGGGTATAATATATTCATCTATTACATTATGACCAAATATTTCATGTATGATTATATCAGCTTCAGGAAACTGTATTTTGGAAGCATCACCATGTATTATTTCTGTTTGAGGATATTCTTCTAACATTTTTTCTATAACTGGAATATATCTTTCAACATACTCAACACAATATACTTTTTTAGCTCCATATTTATATGCCAGCCAACCCATAACACCTGAACCTGATCCTAAATCAATAATAGTTTTATCTTTTGCATATTTTTTAAAAAAAGCATCATATGCAAACATTTTTTCTGGATCAAGACAGCATCTTAATTCCCAACATGCTGGTAATGCATCCTTAGAATATGGAAGTCTTAAATTATTACTTTGTTTCAATATTCCACTCTATTTTTTCTTTTAATGCTGTTTGACAACCTTGTATATAATCTCTATCTTCTTCAGAAAGTACATCCCAACAGTATGTCACTCTATCTAAAAAATCATCTACTGTAATAGGATCAATAATATGCATATTTTTTTGCATCATAATTTCTAGAATTTGCATACGCAATTCTATCTTTTCACGTAAAGTATTTTTATCTATATCTTGCATGATTCACAATCATCCTCTTCCAAAGGATCATCTTGACTTACATATGGATGTGCTGGCTCTTCGAAATCATCTGTAGCTCCATCATACGTATTAAAATAATATAGCTGCTTACCACCATACTTATAAAACATAAGTATATGTTGTAACATAACACTCATAGGAATTTTTTCATCTTCAAAGTGCACTGGGTTATAAGAAGTATTAACTGATATACCTTGATCAATATACTTTTGTAATACTGCACATATCTTTAAGTATCCTTCAGGAGATTTTTGATCCCATAACAGCTCATATTTATTCTTTAGATGGTGTATGTTAGGTACTACTTGCTTTAAAACACCATCTTTAGACTGCTTAATAGTAACTAAAGCTCTAGGAGGTTCAATACCATTAGTAGAACCAGACACTTGACTAGAAGTTTCAGATGGCATAAGAGCCATCAAAGTACTATTTCTAATACCATGCTGCTTTAACTGATTTCTTAATGACTTCCATTTTTTTCTTTCTTTATGGGGTACTAGCTCATCAACATCTTTCTTATAAGTCATATTAGGGGTTATACCTTGACCGTATTTTGTTTGATTAACCCCTGGACAAGCTCCATTTTCTTTTGCTAAGTCTGCACTAGCTTTAATTAAATAATAACTCCATGCTTCAGCCCATTCATCTATCATTTGAAGATTAGGTTCTGAATAAGTCATGTTATGTTTAGCCATCCAATATGCAAAATTAACAATACCTATACCTAATGGTCTTCTATTTTCTGTACCCAACTGAGCAGCAATAACTGGATAGTCCTGATAGGTTAGAAGTTCATCTAAAGCTCTTACTGCTAAATCACAAGGACGTTTAAAATCAGCGGGCTCTTTTATATTACCCCAGTTGATAGCAGCCAATGTGCATAAACTAATCTCACCGTTTGGATCATCTGCAGTTTGTAATGGTGTAGTAGGTAAATCTATTTCACAACAAAGGTTAGACATTCTAATAGGAGCTTCACTCGCGATAAACGCTCCATGATCATTTGCATGATCAACATTCATAAGATATATTCTTCCTGTATCTTTTCTTTCTTGCATAAAAGAGGAGAATAATTCTAATGATGATATTTTTTTCTTTCTTATAGAAGTTTTTCTTTCAGCTGTTTCATACAATTCTTTGAATAGTTCAGCGTCATTAAAGAATGGGTCATATAATTCAGGTACATCAGAAGGGGAGAATAAAGTAATGTCTTCTCCTGATAATAATCTTTCATAGAATAATTTATTAAACTGCACACCATAATCAAGATGTCTTATTCTATTATTTTCTGTCCCTTTATTATTTTTTAACACCAATAAATCTTCTATTTCATAATGCCAAATAGGATAGTATAAAGTAGCTGCTCCTCCTCTTACTCCACCTTGAGAACAAGATCTTACAGCTGATTGAAAATGCTTATAAAAAGGTATAACACCTGTATGGGTAGCATGACCACCATTAATAGGTGATCCTAATGCTCTTATTTTACCAGCACCAATACCTATACCTGCCCTTTTAGATACATACTTAACTATAGAAGCTGCAGTAGCATTTATTGAGTCTAAACTATCATCAGTTTCAATTAACACACATGAACTAAACTGTCTAACAGAGGTTCTAACCCCAGCCATTACAGGTGTAGGTAAACTTAAATCAAAGTTAGATAATGCATCATATAGTTCTTTAACATAATGCATTCTTTCACCATTGTTGTATCTATGAAATAAAGTAGCAGCTATTAACATAAAAGACATCTGAGGGGTTTCAAATATTTCTTTTGTAGCTCTATTCTGTACTAAATATTTACCTCTCAATTGCTCCATAGCAGCATAAGATAGTTTTTCATCTCTTGAATGATCAATCCAATTATTCATCATATCAAACTCTTGCTTAGTATACCACATAAGCAGATTTTTTTCATAGTACTTTTGATTAATAACTTTTAAGGTATGATTAAATAGATGAGGGGGATCAAATTGATTATATACAGATTTTCTTAGATCATAATTAATTAATCTACCTGCTACAAATTGATAGTTAGGGGTATGTTCACTAATTAATTCAGCTGCAGCTTTAATTAGAGTCTCTTGGATTTCTTTCGTAGTCATTCCATCATAAAATTGCAGCTGAGATTTTAATTCTATCTCAGAAGATGATACACCTGTTAAACCATCACAGGCATATTCGACTACTTTATGCAGTTTTTCTATATCAAGCGGTTCTTTCTTGCCGCTTCTTTTCACTATTTTAATCATACTAAATTAAGAATTTCTCTATTTTTTAAATGTTGTTCTTGTACATCTTCTTTTGATTGTCCATGATATGCAACAGCATGATGATTTTCAATCATTGCTTGGTTTACAGACATATTAGTCTCAAATACTGGATGGCCTTCATTATCTTTTACAAATAGTTCACCTAAAATTCTACCAAATTTTCCTTTATCGTGACTAATTAATGATACATTACCAGACGCTAATAATTGCTTAAGATAATTTTTAGCTGCTTTACCGTATACTTTTTCTTCTAAATCTTTAGTTCTGCTTTCAGGGGTATCAATCCCCATAAGTCTTACTCTTTGTTTATTATAAGACATTCCAAACCCTAAATCAATATTTACATCGATAGTGTCGCCATCTACCACCTTTATTACTTCTACTTTATACTCGTACATTTTATCTCCTGTAAGCTGTTAATGCTAAACCAGCAGATAATCCCTCATATGTATTGTTGTCTATTATCATTTTTATATCTGCTTCGGTTTTACCATTTACTATCATATCATTTACATCTTTTTCTTTTACACCCGAAGGCCAGATACATACTTTAAATCCTGCGTCTATTGCTTTTTTAATTTTGGAAGTGATGATTTCTGATCTAGGTTCATTATCGTAAACAATTATAACTTTATCCTTTTTAACACCCTCAACTTGACTAAGGGCTTGTATTATATCTGAACCACATACTGCCAAAGAATTTGGAATAAACATCGAATCAAAGGGACCTTCAAAAACGTATGTGGTCTTATCAAAATTTACTAGATTAACTCCAAACACTTTAGGTTTAGACTCATCCAGCAATATAGTTATATAGCGAATCGAATCAGGGGATATCGACCTTCCCTGAAATCCCACTAAGTTTTTTTTCTTATCAATAAACGGTATAATCACACGAGGGTCTGACTCTAATACTTTCATTTTTTCAGGTAATAAACCATTAACATATTCAGTAAAATTTTTCGTATAAAACAGTTGAGAATGATAGAAATTTGGTATTTTTCTACTTACGATAAATTTCTTAGCACTATGACTATGCAATAAAGATGATATCTTAGTTAATTTTTTTAACGGCCATAAACCTGTTATTTCAGGGGTATATGTCTCTTTAGGTTGATCAATAGTCTCTCCTTTGTTCTCCCTGTCAGAGATTGATTCAAATGCAAACTCTTTATACAACTCTGGGTTGAACTTTTTAAGAAAATTACCAAAGGAGACACCATAACCACAGTTATGACATTTATAAAACCATTTACCTTCTCTTTGATAAAAATATCCTCTGGCTTTGAATTTATTTCTAGAACTATCACCACACTCAGGACATCTGACATTATAAAGCGTATCAGATTTTCTCTTAAACACAGAGAACTGATTAGACAATAGATTTATATACTTCGATTCAAGCCACGCAGACATAACAATATTATAGTTTAATTAGAGTTGGGAATCAACTAGTGATTGAATATTTCACCAGCCATTTGTATTACAAATGATATTATAGTAACTGCACCAATAATAAACCACTTGTATTGTTCTAAACTTGATACTCTTTCTTCTAAGCTATCAAATCTTCTATCAGCCTGTTCAGCCATTTTATCTAATTTATTAGCTACAATAGTATCTTGTTTAATGTTTTGACGTCTAAGATCTTCAATATCTTCATGATTATGCTTAAGTTGCTCAAGCATTGTTTGCATTCTTTGATCTTGTACTGCTGCTTTAGATTTTAATTCTGATGTAAGTTCGGCTATATCTGAAATCATATTTTCAGTTCTAGCCATTAACGTGTCATTAAAACGTAATTCAGCTTGGGTTGCACTAACCTGTTTTTCTAGTTCTGAAATTTTTTGTTGTTGTGTAGCCATTACTCTTTTTCATTTTTTGCTGTGGTTACATCCTTGTAATAGACTACAACTTCTTGAACTTCTCTAATATATCGTCTAAGTTCTTGAAGATTAGCACTCATCAATTCATAATCTTGAGTTGAAAAAGCAAAAAATACGATATCACCATTATTTAGTTTTTTCATGTCGTCTAGAAATCTATCCAAATATGTATAACCTTCTGGCCAATCTGGATTTTCTCTTTCTTCTAAACTACATTCTTTTGGTCTTTTATCTTCTATTTTTTTGCATGGGTTTGCAATAACTGCTTCTGATACAACATACCACTTGGGTTCACCAAGATCTATCTCTCTAGGCATTTGCGGATGAATAATCTGCAATTGCACAGGTTTAGAAACTACTTCAATTGGTTTACGTTGAAGTAAACTACAATTAGTTAGAGTCACTAGAACTAGACTTAGGATCGTCCAGTTCATCAAGTTTTTTGCTGTCGTTTTCAATTGTATCAAACACCTCTTTTGTAGCTTTATTAGCTTTTATTTCTATTAAACCTGGTTTAGCAATAGCTAATTTATTTAAATCATGCCTTCTAAATATATCTAAATATCTATCTTTTTCAGCTTCTATTTGTTGATTTTTAATTTGTAAATTATTTAAAGCTTTACCTTGTCTTTCAAAATTCTCTTGAATAACTTTTATTGTTTGTTTTTGTTCTTCTACTGCAGCTTCTAACTTGACATTATCTTGCTTGAGTGTTTGGTTTTCAGTATATAACCAATAACCACCTAAACCTAAAATTAAAATTATTCCTATAAAAAATTGTTGCATTATAGTTGTACTATTCTATATCTTAACCTACCTGATGAACGTATTACCACTTGTTTTTTATCATGCTTAATAAATATAAGCTCATTTTGGGTTTGTTTAATTATTTTTCTTACTTCATGAAATATTTTATCGTCATCATTACCCCATTCAGAGTCATATGTTACGTAGATATTATATCTAGGACTGATAAAAAAGCTTTTTAGCCAATTCCAGAAGCGTTTAAGCATTATTCTGCGTCGTTAGCGCCTTTGCGTGGTCTGCCTCTTCTAGAGGATTTTACGACCGGTGCTTTCTTTTTTGTTGCGCTTTTTGTATTTGCTCGCGGCTTTCTTGGAGACTTTGACGTCTTCGATACCTTTGTATCCACCACCGGCGATTTCTCCACTACCGATGTTGACTGTGGGGGTAGAGGAACCAGCCATTCCCATATCTTCTTTAAAATTTCCATTATTTTTCTCCTTTATAAAGTTTTTAAAGTTTTTCATTTATTTACCTATTTCTTTTTCAAGAATTTCTGCTATCTTTACATCTTGTTTAACATCAAGTGTATTGATATCCTTTACGGGTAGACCTATTTTTTCTACCACGTCAGGGCATCTATTCAAAAACTTAAGTAATGGGACTAGTTCACCATAGTAACCGTCAAGTTTTAAAAAGAGAAGCCTTGTTCCAGCTTCTTGCCCAAACTGATTATAAATTAAAATTATATGATTAAGTATTAATCTGTATTTTAAATTACCAGTATCTCTATATTTATTAAGCAAACGTTTTATATATTTAAAACGCTTCATATCATCATAAAATTCAATAACATCTGAACAGCCAGGATTATCATAATGCTTGGCTGCGTATAAAGATGCATTCCCGTTGTGTAGTACGTCAATCATATTAATTCCTTACATTAATATTTATGCGTACGTTAGAATGTTGATAATGTAATTTTTTTGATTTCTGTATTTGATACTGCAACATATATATAATCACTGTCATAGAACATATCACCTTGAACAACTTCAAATGTTGAATTAACATATGAGCTATTTGATGGTGTCGCTGTTCCAACAAAATTTAATTTATTCACTCTTACCGTATTGTACAATGGATTTTGTACAACAGTTTCTGATGAGCTAATAGCTATTACTGGTTCACCATTAGCATTTTGACTTGTTGATCCTTGAATTAAACCACTAAATTCAAAGTTTAATGTAGAACTGTTAGCTGTTGTTGATGTGTTTGATTCAACAGTAGCTATTGTATTTGCGTATGGGGCTGTGTTTGATTGTGTTGTTAATCTTGAATCTGATACTGTATATTTATTAATAACTGGTGCATTTAATGAAATTGTAAAATTATTGCCAGATATAGAGGCAGATACTGAATTAGATGAAGAAACACCTAAAGATTGAAAAAAATTATTTACTGTTACTTTTTTAGTTTCAATGGCAGAAGAATTAGCGACCTCATCAACAACAACGAGTAAATCGTCGCCTGTTACTGCAGATAAAGCAGTGAGTTCGCTAATCTTTGTTGCCATTATTTACCTTTTAGCTATCAGCAAATTCTGTATCATCGCCAAGAGCTGTGTCACCAGTTTGCTCACCGATATCACCTGAAATACCACCAGCTACGAGTACTTCATATTGTACTCTTCCTGATCTTCCACCAGAACCGGGCATTCTTCTTACCCATCCAGTATGACCAGCGCCTTGTGTTACAGCGATCTCATCAGTGTCTACACCAAAAACAGCTTCAGGATTACCAGAAATATTTCCTTTTAGTACTTCTGATACAGTTAAAGACTTAGGTTTTTCTGATAATGCATAATTATTACCAGCACCTACTGCTGAAATTGTTCCACCAGCTGAACCTGCAATCACTTGTGCTACAGTATTTGATGTAATTGATGTAATTAAAAAATTATCATCATTAGCTACTATGTAGTCACCAACTCTTGCTTCTGCTTGAAACAGTGTTGATGATCCGGTAACGAGCCCATTAGCAGCAATAGTTACAGTACCTGTTGATGCTTTGTCGTCATTTATTCCCCATAAAGCCATTTTTTTCTCCTATTATGTTTTATTTATCTATCATTGCAGCTACAGATACTGGAAGATTAAGTCTTCTCATTAATCTTTTAAGATATAGCTGTCTCATTAGAAACCCTGCTGTAGCACCTTTTCTTTCGTCTATTTGTCTAGCTTCTAAAAAGTTTTTAAATGCTACATTACTTTCACCCTGCACACCAGGGTATTTTTCTTTTTGCTTATTAGCTATAGCTTCTTTTTTCTTTTTAACTTGAGCCTTATATTCTTTATAACCTTTTTGTCCATAAACAACTCTATCACCGGTATAACCTAATCTAGGTCTTCCATAAGCAGGGCCACTTAACCCTGTATATTCTTTTGCTTCTGATGCGTCTTTAAAATCTTGTGCAGTTGGAGCACCTTTAGATCCTGGAGTTCTCATTCTTTCTTTAGAACCAGCTTTAATTCTAGCTCTTTTAGCGTGAATATTATCCCATAAACCAGGTTTTTTACCTTCTTCCATCTCTTTCTTTCTATTTTTAATCAATTTAGAGATTTCTTGTTTGGACATATTACCACCTTTTACTTCAATGTAATCTTTTACACTTTCAGCATGTAATAATGCTCCCATTCCACCCGGATCGTTTTTACCACCCTTTTGAAAGCTTTGATGTATTTTCTTTTTCTCTTTTGGTTTTTCGTTTGAATAACCAATATCAGACCATGCTTTAGATGGTTTTTTCCTTTCAACATTAGGTTTTGATCCACCACCTAATCTTTCTTTTTCCATTTTATCGATAAGCTGACGTTTAAAAGCCCCTTCTAATTGAGTACCTTTTTTAACAACTGGTCTGTTTGAATCTTTTGATTTAATATTATGCGTAATAATTGATTGCTGAGCAATTTCTTGAATTTTTTCTTCATTAGTTCTGCTATACAATTTCTTAGCGGCTCTCTTAATTCCTTTTCCTCTGATAACTGCTTTTTGATCTTCTCTTTCACCGTCATCATGATTGGGAAGACCTCTTTCATGCTGTCTCCAATGATTAGATAATTTATTTGCAGCTGTAGTTGCTAAACCATGTAAAGAATTATCATGATTTAAATTTGTTGAAACTGCTTTTTTGATATAGTTCTTAAGAGTCTTACTTGACAATTCTTGAATTGTTTCTTCGTTTTTTGAAGCTGCATGATCTTGAGCTAATTTAATTAATCCATCATGCTTATATAGTCCCATTTTTCCATCTGGTCCTTTTTTATACTGATGAAACATTAAATGATTTGTATTAGGTTGACCCTTTCCGTTCGTAGGATATATACCTTTAGCAATTCGAGCTTTTCTATCTGCAACAGAAGAAATTTCTTCACCAAGTTCGCTTGACACACCTTCTGCAACAACACTAACACCACTTGCACCAGATTTTTTTAATCCGGCTATTTTCTTTTTGAGGGTATCAGAATCACCAGCATATCTATATGTTTTTCTACCAGAAGGCATTGTTGCTTCTATTTTTTTAGGTGGTGAAAATATTTGTGCCATATTATTTCTCCCAGTAATTTACTCCTGCATGCTTGGAAGCTTTTTCATAGTCTCCAGAATTATATGCTTTTTCTGCTTTTTTACGTTTATTTTTATTTTCAACGTCTCTAATTTTATCAGCTAGTTGATCTGTATACTCGTTACTTTCTACAGTCTTTTTTTTTCCG